GCCAGCACAACACCGGCCGCGCGCAGCTGCTCGCGCTCAACTTCGGTCACCCAGCCTGTTTCTCCGGCACGCTTGTAGGCACCGCGAATTTTCGCGGGGCCGGTCAGCACCACTTTGATTTCGTCTGTCATCAACGGCTCCTGTCGGTTTGAGCAAGCGGGCGGCGAACCGCCCGCTCCTGAAACCGACCGCCGATCACACCGGCGCGGCGCCAGCGTTCTGGAACAGGAAGCCGCCTTCGGCCCCCGTCAGGTAAACGCGCCGCTCGGTGGTGGTCGGGTAGATCCAGCTGTCGTTTTGCCGCTCGAAATACGGGGTTTGCACCTGCGGGTAGCCGGACAGCTCGTAGGTATAGCCGTAGGAGGGCACCTGGTAGCTTTCCCCGTCCTCCGGCACATAGGCCAGCACGGCATCATCGCCCCACACATCGCCCGCGAGCGCTTCGTCGGCGGCGTTCTCGGGCAGCCACACAGCCTTGCCGACGGCCACGCGCTTCACGTCGAAATAGGCCGCGAGCATCTCGACGGTGATCGAGTCCTTCGACGTGTATTTGAACTGCTCTTTCACCTTCGCATGCCGCTTCAGGGAATTGAATGCGGAGGGGCTAAGAACCAGCGTGTTCGGGTAACGGCCGATCGAGCGGCGAACGGCTTCCTTGCCTGCATCGACATCTTCGGCAGGGCTGGAGCTGTCCGAGGACCAGCGATCGGTGGTGGTCAGGGCGAGCTTGTGGTTCGAATCGTAGTTCGCAGCGGCGCGCGCGAGCTGCGCCGCCTCATATTCGTGGCCGAGGTCGATCACGTTGAGCACCATGTTCACGGCACCGGCGCCGAGATCGATGCCAGGGACCGCGGCAGCTTCCTGCTGATGCTCGAGCGGAACGACGCCTTCGAGCGCATCCTGCGCAAGCGACACCGGGTCCGACGCATAGCCATATTGGACGCGCTTCTTGTTGGCGCCCGGCGCGCGGCGGGTGTTGAGCATCCGGAACGCTTCCTTGCCGAACTTGATCACCCGCATCGACCGGTTCGGGATCGTGACCCGCGGAAAGAGCGTATCGGAGATGAATTCGGCGTTGCGGTAGCCGCGCGCATGGGTGGACAGGATCGGATCGATCACTGCCGCAGTCCGCTGGTTCAGGGGTTGGTTCATCGGATCGTTCCTCAGCGCATCAGGATGTTGACGAGTTCGCCCGCGGCGGCGGCCGTGAGCGCGGTGGCGAAAATGTTGGCATCGGTGCCGACGATCGCCTTGCGGACGCCGCCGCCGGTCGCGGTGCAAAGCGGATCGCCCTTGGCGATCGTCGCGGCGGCCGTCACGGTCTCCAGGCCGATCGCCGTCAGCCCGATATCGAGGCCGACCTCGGTGGCGGGGTTCTGCGCCACACCCTTGACGGGGGTATTGGCGACGGTGATCGGGGCGTCGTTGAACCCGACGAGATCACCGGCATTGCAAACCGCCGTCATGGTGGCGGTCAGCGTCAGGATGGAGTGGTAGGTGCGAAGCATGGTGATCTCCGATCAGGACACGGCATGCACGGCGGCGAGATATTCCGTGCCGGGGTGATTGCGCTGATAGGCCAGCGCCTTTTCGTGGGTGGACAGGCCTGCGGCATCGACCGCCTTGCCATCGGCCGCAAAGCGGGCGCCGGTGGCGGTGCCGGGATCGCTGCCCAGATCGGCCTCGCCAAACTGGACCACCTTCGGCTGGGCCGAGAGGATGTCGCGCAGCGCCTGGGCGAGATCGACCTTGGCCCCGCCCTCCGCAAAGGCGACGGTCGAGCCTTTCGGCAGCGCATCGAGCACGGCGACGGTCTGGTCCTTCGACACAGGCAGAAGCTTGCCCTCGGCAACGAGGCTTTCGGCGAAGGCGACGTTTTCGTCATGGCGGGCGGCGATTTCGCGGGCGGCAAGCGCCGCCTCGCGCGCGGCGATATCGGCTTCGCGGGCAGCGAAGGCCGGGTCAGGCTGGGACACAGGGGGCTCCTTGGGTTGCAGGGCAGAAAACATCGGGTCGGATTTGGGATGGACTTCGATCTCGCTCAGCCATTCGAGCCGATAGGACGGCAGCACCTTGTCCGCCTCCTCGAGGCCGAATTTCTCGATGAAGAAGTCGCGCAGGCCACGCAGGATCGAGGCAGTTTCCTCGAAACCGCGCTCGCCGAAGGCGGAGGTGAAGACGGTGTCCGCAGCACCGGCGAACTGGGCGTTGCGCAGGCCCGAAACGGCCGGAGCCGTGGCGCCGAGAAAGCCCAGATGCTTGGGATACCAGGTGCCAGGCACCGGGTTGTGGGGCTGGCCGGGGCTGAAGAACGCCATTGAGACCTTCTTGAAGCGCCCCCCCTTCACCAGATCGGCGAACTGCGGCTCGATTTCGTGCAGATCCGCAAACAGCCGCTCGGTCTCGGCATCGTAGCTGAACGCCTTGATCCAGCCATAGGCCGGGGCGTCCGTGTCCGGATGCCCGACGACGATCGGCGCCGGGGCGGTGTCGGGATCATAGGCGTCAGCGATCGCCCGCAGGTCGCCCGCCGAATAGGTGATCGGTTCGCCCTGCATCGGCGTGAAGGTGCCGGGGCGAAAAACCTCGATGCGCGCGGTGAGGGGGGCGGTGCTGGTCTCGGTCATGGGTCCGTCCTGGTGGTGACGGACAACCCTTCGCACGGGCCGAAATGCAAAACCCCCGGACACAGGTCCGGGGGCGTCGCGTGGTGGTGGCTTTGGGGCGATCATAGGCGCGGCAGTGCCGCTGGCGCAATGGTCTTCGCTCGGGTCGCGCCGGATTGCCGCGCAGAGCAATCCTAACGGGGGCTTAACGGGGGGTGACGGTCTTTCGCGGGCATCCGGGGCCGCTGACCCTACATCCCGCTCAGCGGCGATTTCTCGGGGTGCGCGAAGATTGCCCGGTCAGCCCCGCAGAAAGTCCTCCGCCTGCTCCAGAATGGCCTCCTGATCGGCCGCCGAAATTCCGATGTAGGGCCGCGCGGGAATGGTGATCGCATGCGCCTTGATCGCCACGTCCTTGCCGCCCTCTTTGTCGCGCTTGGCGAAGCGCCGCCCGACCATGTAACGGCTGCCCGCCTGCTTGTCGATCGTGCCACCCAGCTGGTGGATCGCCGCATAGACCTTCGGCGAGCCCACCCGCACCTCGTCATCGGATGCGATGTAATTGATCGACCCAGCCAGGGACGAACCGGACATGCCCTTTGAATTCGAGCGCAGGATCGTCAGCGGCAGCTGCCCTTTGCGCGTCCGAGCCCGGATCGTGGCCGGTTTCAGCGGCGTCCATGGCGCTCCGTTCGGTGCCGTTTCCGTCTCGAATCGATCGCGTGTCGATGCCAGGAGAAGCTCACCGACGCCCTTGTAGAACCCGCGGGGGTTTTCGATCCGCGTCAGCAGATCCCGCAGCGACTGCCGTGCAGTGGCATCCTGCAGTTCTACCGAGATACTGATGCCCGTCATCGTTGAAATCTCCCTTGCAACGTGCTATTATTCGACCGTCGGCAGGGGAGGCGGTGTGTGCCCTCAGACCCCTGACGGTACGGCGGCCCAAGCACCTGGGCCGCTATTTTCGTTTCCAGACCAGTTTCCCGTTACGTTGCCGGTCGGCGTAACTGAAATCCGGATGCGAGCGATTAAGCGGGCCATATCCGGTGACCGGAAACCAGATTCTCCGCCCCAGCTCGAAGACCGCAAATACAGGACGATCCGGATCTATTCTGATGTAGCGCCGCACGACTTCATAGATGACCTCGTCACGCTCGGCGTCCCGAACCTCGCGCAGCGAAACCCAGATTTCATCCGGATCGATAAGCGTTTCGGCAAGAAGCTTTGCATGGTCTCCATGCCCCCGCTTGTCTGCCTTCCAGTCTCCAGACCGCCCCCGGAAAAGATCGTCCGCAATCAGAACACGCGCCCCTGACACGTCAGTCCAGACCTTTGCCATCCCAGGCTCAAGTCCGAACTTCTCGAGAAAGGCCTTGGCATATTCTTCAGGCGGCAAGTTCGCTTCCATCACATCCGAAGTGAAGGGCTTGGCACGCCGTCGCAATTCCTCGATCGGTTCTGCCTGATCGACAGAGATCACCCGCTGTGCAGAAGGCGCAGCATCCAAAAGCTGCGGAACGTCGATCAGCTCTCGACGAAATCCGCGCTCCCAGTGATCGCCCGGCATGTAATCCCATCCGTAGCCGATCCCCTCTGGCAGCTCGACCACGGTGCCTGTCGCCTTGTCGATGTGGCTCACCATCATGGTTTTCGGTGCCTGGTCAGGGCCATCCTTGCCCAGCCGCCGCAGATCGCCCCGCGAGAGCGTCCGCACGCCGCAGCTGCAGACCCAATCGTTCGGCGGGAAATGCGTGTCCCACCACGGATCGTTCCAGTCGAGTACCAGGTTGTGCCAGGACTCATGCTCGGGCCGCGGGTTCAATGGCACCCGGGTCTCACCGTGGCGGTACTGCCAATAGGGCCGCACCTTGACCACATCCGGATCGCGCATCTGCCGCAGCCGCCCGGCCATGTAGCTGGTGCGGATGTTTGTCTCGAAGATGGTGCGGATGCGCCAGCTGCGCCCGCCGTTGTAGGACCAGCCGTATTTCTCGACGAGCCGGTCGAACTCGGCCGCGAAGGCCTTGATGTCGTAGGTCCGCGCGCCCTCGATGATCGCCTGCTGGAACTCTTCGAGCATCGCCATGTCGGTGACCCCGGCCACGACAAAGGCGCGATCATGATCGCCATGCATCGCATCCGTCCAGGCGAGCGTCGGCTTGCCCCGCTTCTGTGTCAGGAAATCGATCTGCTCGCGGAACTCCTGACGGGTCAGATCGACCTCGGCAAAGCTCGCATCCTCCCAATCTCCAAAGACCGCCTCGCGCCCCTCAAGCGCCGCCAGCTGCATCGCCTGGGCGAAGAGCGCGGCGAGCGCGTCGGGCATCCAGCCCGCGCCGATCTCCAGCACCGCCCGGGCGGCAGCGTCGAAATCCTCGGCTGTCTCGATCGCCTTGCGCACGGCGGCAACGCGCCTGGTGAAGTGGCGCTCGGCCGCAGCAATGGCCTGATCGGTGATCCGCTTGACCGGGCCGTCCGGCTCAGCGAAGCAGACGTGCCGATGCGTCAGGCTTTTTTTTTGAGCCTGGCCGCGGCAAAGGTCGGATCGACAGAGACGAGGGGTTCGGGCGCGGCGGGCGCCGTGCTGAAAGCATTGCGGGCCTCGACCAGGGCGTCGATCGTCTTGTCGCTGAGCCCTTCGGTGATGTCGAAGGACAGGATGTATTCGCGGGCGACATCGTCATCCTCGAACCGCGCCGCCTCGGAAACGATGGTGCGGATCGCCTTCGCGGTGGCCTCGCCAGCTTCGGCTTGGCTTTTCTTGGTATCGGCTTCTGCCTTCTGGTTCTTCGGCCGCTCGCGCCAAATCTTCGGAACCGCAGCTCCGGGCAGGTTGTAATCGACGATCCACTGCAGCAGCTGCTCGGTCAGCGCGCCGGAGAGCAGATCGCCGTCCCCATCGGCCAGCATATCGAGCATTTCCTGATGCACCTCGCCAAGCGCGCGGTTGCCGCCGGAATCGCCCACCTGTGTCGTCAGCGTCTCTCCCGTCGTGGCGATCGAGATCTGCCGGTCCCAGTAGTTCAGGAACTGCTCATAGGTGACGCTGCCAGACCGGCTGGCTTCAAGGAACTCGGCATCTGTTCCCATCGGCACCACGATCGCCGACGAGGTCACGGCATCCTGCAGCGTGGTCAGCAACTTGCGCTGTTCCTCCGGCAACGAGCCGATCGGGCTCTTGCCCACGATGGTCGGCCCGGCGAACTTCTCGAGGAAGTGCAGCCAGAAGGTGATCCCTTCGCGCTTGAAGAGCACCGGCCAGAACAACCGGCTGCCGAGGCCAAGCCCATAGGGGTTTTCGCCCTTCACACCAACGCGGTGGACAATGAACTTGCGCTCCGGCAGTTCGATCCCTTCGGACATCGCCGACCAGGTCAGCAGCCGCGGCCGCCATTCGGTATCGAAGACGAAGCGGCGCTGGTCGATCGACTTGATCTTCACCGGCTTGATCCGGTTGCCATCGCGCGCCCAGACCACCTCGCTCACCGCATAGCCCTTCAGCGTGGCGTCGAGCAGATCCTTGCAGATCTGATCAAAGGGCAGCCCGCCGATCATGTCGCGGACCAGATCGGCCGCGGCCTTGTCGATCGGGCGGTCGCCCCCGGCCTCGACCTTCCACTCGCGCGAGATCAGCGCCCCCTTGCGCTTTTCGAGCATGGCACCGGCATGGGTGTCGCGCTCGATCTCGTCGTAGATCTTCAGCCCCTTGCCGCCGCCCTGTTGGATCAGCGTGTCGTCGGAATTCTGCAGCACCCCGCTGAAGAACGGGATGGTGATGTCGTTCCGGGCATTGGCGATCAGCGCCGTGGCCGCAGTGGGCAGGTTCTTGCGGGGCTGCTCGGCGAAGACGGCCGGGCGGGGCTTGCGGTGACGGCGGCTCACGGGGCTTTCCCTTCGGTCATCGTTGCATCCTCGGCCGACCTTCTCGCAGCCATTCCTCGCTCGATGTCATCGGCCAGGAGCTGCGCATTCTTTTGACTGAGGGTGATCTGAACACGACCGGATGTCATGGCATACACACGGATTCGATCTGGCAGGCTCAGATCACCAGTATTGCCGACGTATCCCGAGCCGCTATCGGGCTGTGATTGCTGCGGCGACTCGGGAGCCGTGTTGAGGAACGGATACTTGCGCCGCATTTCTTCCACCCATTCGATATCAGCCTTGGCGCGGCGGCGATCACTGGCTCCTATCGCGATGAACAATACCCCGATGACCGCGAGCGCGATCGTCGGCCCGAAAGTAAGGATCTCTCTCGCAATGGTCATCTTCACCCTCTCCTCAACCGATATCCGCCCATCAACCCGCTGCTCGAAGACGCGCCGGACGTCAGCATGTCCCCGCCGCCACCGCCACGCCCGGCGTAAAACACGGTGTTCTGCCAGAGCATGTCGAGCGCGTCTGGCCCGTCGTCGTGATCGCCGTTCGGCCATTGCTGCAGCTGGTCGATCAGCGTGCGATGCGCCGTGCTGAACCGGATCAGGCCCGCCGCCACCGGGGGCTGCAGGCGCTCGATGCGCAGGTTCTTGTCGGCCGAGGGCGTGATCGGCACCGCCGAGATGCCGACACCTTCCCGGGCAGCCCGCGTCATCAGCTCGGTGCGCAGGAACTCCTGAAACTGGACGGTCTCGACGAACCACATAAGCGCCCGATATTCCCGCTGCAGCGCGATCGTGTCGGCGATGATCAGATCGGGCAGGCGCTTGCGGATCGACGCCTCGACCACGTCGAGCTTCCCGGCCAGACGGTCGAAGCCGCCGATCAGAATTGCTGACGGGTCGCGGCCCTTGCCCGCCTTGCCCAGGCTCGGGTCAATCGCCCCGAAGAAGATCCACTCGCGCAGCGGCTGCACCCAATAGGTCAGATCGCCAAACGGGTTGCCCTCGCTGATCGGCTGGTTCTGATATTCGGTCTGGAAGGCGGCTTTGTCGGCCGCGCGCTCCAGCATCAGGAACAGCAGCGACTGCACCGAGGGCCAGTTGACCACCGCGCCCTGATCCATCTCGGTCTTGCGCGCCTCGTAAAACGCCTTGGCCGCGTCCTCGCCGTCGTTGTGATAGACCTCTTCGAACTGGTCCCAGAGGTCCATCCGGTCGGGGAACTTCACCACCGCCTGGAACTCGGTCACGCGCCAGCCGGGCGCCTTCGCGGCGCGCACGATCACGGCGTCGAAGTGCAGCACCGTGCCGACCCAGATCACATCCATGCTGCCATCGGGCGGGCCAACCTTCAGCGCGGCGCGATAGATCCAGTTCCAGAGCTTGGTTCGCTGCTCGGGGCTGCGGACCTGCTCATCGTTCTCGATGTCGTCAAGGAACAGAAGATCGGGCCGATAGGGGCCATGAC